GAATACACTCTGCCGCAGGCTATCAAAGAGGGCTATCTCTCGCCTATCAAGGCTATCACCATACCGCTGAAACTTGACCTTTCAGGAGTATCAACTCAGGCAGGAGATTTCAAGGCAAGTGATATCGACACGGCACTTGACCCATATCTTTATCAGATAGCTGATGAAATGCTCAAATACTGTAAGAAACGCAAGACAGTTGTGTTCCTGCCGCTTGTCAAGACCTCTCAGAAGTTCCGTGATATCCTTATCAGCAAAGGGTTCAACGCCGCTGAGGTCAACGGAGAAAGCACAGACAGAGCGGAGATATTAGAAGCTTTCGACAAGGGCGAATACAATGTGCTGTGCAACTCTATGCTCCTCACAGAGGGGTGGGACTGCCCGTCAGTTGACTGCGTTATCGTGCTAAGACCAACAAAGGTGCGTGGGCTTTACTGTCAAATGGTAGGCAGAGGCACAAGACTTTGCAAGGGAAAGACAGAGCTTTTACTGCTTGATTTCCTATGGCACACAGAACGCCACGAGCTTTGCAGACCTGCACACCTTATCTGTCAGAATGAAGAGGTCGCTGAGAAAATGACCGAAAACCTTGCCAATGAGGCTGGCTGTGCAGTGGATATCGAAGAGGCAGAAAAACAGGCAAGCGAGGACGTTGTGGCACAGCGTGAAGAGTCTTTGGCAAAGCAGCTCAAAGAAATGAAAACACGCAAGCGAAAGCTCGTTGACCCTTTGCAGTATGAAATGTCAATACAGGCTGAGGACTTGTCTTCATATGTCCCTGCCTTTGGCTGGGAGTGTGCTCTTGCTACTGACAAGCAGAAAGCAAAACTTGAAAAGCTGGGCATTTTCCCTGACGATATAGACAACGCAGGCAAGGCAAAGCTTATCCTTGACCGCCTTGAAAAGCGCCGCAATGCAGGACTTACCACTCCAAAGCAAATACGGCTGCTGGAAAGCAAAGGTTTTGAACACGTCGGCTCTTGGAGCTTTGACGCTGCAAGCAGTATGATAGCCCGTATTTCTGCCAATGGTTGGAGAGTGCCGAGAGATATCGACCCGAAAACATACACACCTGAGAACTAAGGAGAAGTGAATGGATAACACAAATTTGCTTAAAATGCTTGAATACATAGACCCTGCAAACTGCGATTATCAGGAATGGGTCAACGTGGGAATGGCTCTCAAGCACGAGGGCTATTCCGTGAACGACTGGGACAGTTGGTCGAGGTCAGACAGCCGTTATCACAGCGGTGAGTGCGAACGCAAATGGCAGAGCTTTAACGGCAATGCTCAGCCTGTGACCGCAGGAACTATCGTGCAAATGGCTAAGGAACGTGGATACAGCCCCAGAGAGTTTCAAGCATATGACTGGGACGGCGAGATAGTTGCAGAAGAAAGCAGTCCCCTTGTAAACGGCAGTGAGGGCATACCGATCACCGAGCCTGCCCAATGGGATCCTGTCAAGGAGATAGTCACCTATCTTGAAACACTCTTTGAGGCAGGAGAGAACGTGGGCTATGTTACGCAAACGTGGGAAACAGAAAAGGACGGCAAGACCAAGTATCTGCCCACAAAAGGGTGCTGTGACAGGACGGCAGGGGAACTTATCAAGAGGCTTGGCGAATGTAACGGCGACATTGGTGCGGTATTTGGCGACTACAAGGAAGAGGCAGGAGCGTGGATCCGCTTCAATCCTCTTGACGGCAAGGGCGTAAAGAACGAGAATGTAACAGACTACCGCTATGCTCTTGTTGAAAGCGACAGTATGCCAATAGAACAGCAGAATGCTGTGATGAGAGAGCTTGAACTTCCTATCGCTGTGCTTGTATACAGCGGTGGAAAGAGCGTTCACGCTATCGTCAAGATAGACGCTCCCAACTATGATGAATACCGCAGGCGTGTTGATTTTCTTTACAAGGTCTGCAAGGAAAGCGGTCTTGACATAGATAAACAAAACCGCAATCCCTCACGTCTTAGCCGTATGCCAGGTGTAATGAGAAACGGCAAGAAACAGTTCATCATTGACAAGAACATAGGCAAAGAAAGCTTTTCGGAATGGAAAGATTACATAGAGAGTATCAATGATGATCTCCCCGACCCTGAGAGCCTGAGTGCTGAGTGGGATAACCTACCTGAGCTTGCACCACCACTTATTGACGGTGTTCTCAGACAGGGTCACAAAATGCTCATTGCAGGTCCGTCAAAGGCAGGCAAGTCTTATGCACTTATCGAAATGTGCGTGGCGATAGCTGAGGGGGTCAAGTGGTTTGGCTGGCAATGCACCAAAGGAAAGATACTATACGTCAACCTAGAGCTTGACAGAGCATCTTGTCTGCACCGTTTCAAGGACGTGTACACCGCAATGCACCTAGAACCTGAAAACCTCAACAGCATAGACATATGGAACCTGCGAGGTCACAGCGTACCAATGGACAAGCTTGCACCAAAGCTTATACGCCGAGCAAGCAAGAAGAATTACATTGCCGTGATAATAGACCCTATCTACAAGGTCATAACAGGCGATGAGAACTCAGCAGACCAAATGGCGCACTTTTGCAATCAGTTTGACAAGGTATGCACAGAGCTTGGCTGTGCGGTCATATACTGCCACCACCACTCAAAGGGAGCGCAGGGCGGAAAGCGTTCAATGGACAGAGCCAGCGGTTCAGGAGTATTCGCCCGTGACCCTGACGCACTTCTTGACCTTTCAGAGCTTGACATTTCAGACAGCCTTTACAAACAGCAGGAGGACGAAACTGTTTGCCGTATCTGTGAGGACTGGATGAGGAGATTTTACAGAAATACTGATGACCTTTGTTCACAGGACGATCTTGTTACGCCGTCAAAAATGCTGGAGATAACCCACAAGTATCTGCACCCGAACTCATACAAGCTTATGATGACCGACATAGACAAGGCCAAGCTTGCGGTAAGAAACCGCACGGCATGGCGCATAGAGGGTACTCTGAGAGAGTTCCCGAAATTTGCTCCCCTCAATATGTGGTTTGATTATCCTGTTCACAGAGAGGATACTGTGGGCGTGCTTAAAGACTGCGAGGTAGAGGACATCACACCGAATTGGAAAAAGAATTTCAGCAAGAAGAAGACCAATGAAGACCGCAGCAAGGAGCGCAAGGAGAGCATTGAAACAGCTTTCAGCGGTGTGCAGGAGAACGGCAAGTGCCGCATTTCTGAGCTGGCGGAGTACATAGGAAAGAGCGAAAAGACCGTTGGAAGATACCTCAAAGAGCATGGTGGCTTTTGGATAGAAGAGGGAGAATGCGGCTTAAAAGCTCAGTAGACAGACAAGACAAAATCGAATTTTTGAACTTTAGACAGACAGGAAAAAATCGAAAAAGTGTCAGGACAAAATCGAACTTTTTTCTTGTCGGACAATATCGAAAATTACCGAGTTTGTCGGACGGACAGACAAATCTATTATTATAAACAATACTTTTTGTCGGGGGCTTGAAACTGCCCCGACGAAAAAGTAATCAGAATAATGACGTACGAGAGGAGCACACGCAGATGAAAGCAACAAGAAGTAAGGCAAGGCAAGACGTTGTTAATGCAGCTAAGAAAATGCCACCGCTTTTTCATAAGCTGCCTAATGAAGATTTCGACTATCGAAAATCACGCACGCTTTGGTGGCTCGTGAAACAGCCGCAGGTACTCAAATACATTTGGGATATGGTCAAACAGTCGGGAGCATTGGTGTATGATGACAAGTCACACAAGTGGCACGGAGTAGATTTCAAATGCGAGGAGGAAGATGATGACTGAATTTTTTATGGCGATGATACCGCCGACAGCTACGGCGCAGGAACATAAGGTGGCAGTGAGAAACGGCAAGCCGATATTTTATGACCCACCCGAAGTAAAGGCGGCAAAAGAAAAGCTAATAGCAAATCTTTCTAAGTATAGCCTTAACACTCCATACCGTGAGGGCGTACGGCTGATAACAAAGTGGCTGTTTCCTAATGACGGCAAGCACAAGGACGGAGAGTACAAGATCAGCAAGCCCGACACAGACAACCTGCAGAAGATGTTCAAGGACTGTATGACACTATGCGGCTTTTGGACTGACGACCAGCTTGTGGCGAGTGAGATATGCGAGAAGTTTTGGGCGGACATACCTGGCATTTATGTGAGGATAGAGGAGCTATGACGATACACGAAGTAAAGAAGAGTCTCGGACGCAGGGTGAGCTACAACGGTTCTGATTGCTACGAACTGACAGGGTGCATTATCCGCAAGAGCAGTAAGACAGGTCAGTTCTTCTATCAGGCAGAGATCGCTGACAAGACTTGCGGCAATACGTTGGTGTATTGCAGGCTGGAAGAGTTGAGGTGTGAGGAGGGGTAATATGGCAAAGGACAAAACGCCCGAAGAAATGTTAAAACAGTATTCGGCAGAACTCGTGAAGTCGATAGAGCGGTACAAGTCCATTATCGAGCATGGCTGTAGTGACCCGTCATGGCCTGACGGCTGTAATGCCAATTTGTGCAGAAACCACGTTCTGGCATACAAGCGATACATTCTGGATATCTGCACGGCTAACGATTTGGAAATCCCACAGGAATATTACCTGCCAACGCCGCCTGAACAGGACAATCGCTTTATGGCTGACAAGACTAGCGAAAGGTACAAAAGGTTGAACAGTTACCCTGATTATAACGGCAGGCTGACAACGAGGAAAGTTGACTATGATGATAGTCAGATGAGTTTATAGGAGGGGTAAAGTGAAAACACATGATCTGAAACTTAACACAGAATTTTGTGACGCTGTTCTGAGCGGTGAGAAAACTTTCGAGGTCAGGAAGAATGACAGAGGTTTTCAGACAGGAGATCTGATAAGATTTATACCGACTGACGGAATGTCTTATCATAGCTCAGACGGCACAATAAGAGAACACGCACAACATGAGATATCAGGGCATACATACAAGATAATATATATCCTCAACGGCTGGGGAATAAAGAATGGGTATGTTGTGCTGGGAATTAAGGAGTATAGACAAACTGAGGAGGTATAACAATGTCAAGATATATTGACGCAGAAAAGTTAAAGTGTTCTATTGATTCGGAAACAGACAGCATATTTGATTGGGATATGACCATAGAAGAACCTTATTATAACCTGTGCAAACTGATTGATGATGAACCTACCGCAGACGTGCAGGAGGTCAAGCGTGGAACATGGGAGAATACAAACACACCTAATCAGCTTAGATGCAATAATTGTGAAATCATTCACTTTATAGCTCAGTATCCACACGGTGAGATAAATTACTGCCCTAATTGTGGCACAAGAATGGACGGTGTTGCTAATGGCTGACCCAATGACCATGTCACGCCTGAAAGCCTACCGCAGGAACGCCTCAGCCATTGAGGACATCAAGGCGGAGCTTTCAGGCAAGTACGTTGCCGACACTATCAGCGTATGCACACCGCCGTCCTACACACCACACAGCACACGCATAGACGGCTTTCTACCAAGCGGTGATACACTTTCATTGCTGTGCGAGCAGGCACGGCTAGAGCGTGAGCAGAGGTCTGTGGAGGAGTTTATCAAGGGGATAGAGGATAGACAAATGAGAAAGATATTTGTACTCAGGTTTGTAAAAGGCTTTACTTGGATACAGATAGGACACAAGGTCGGAGGTACGGCGGACGGCTGTAGAATGGCAGTCAAAAGATATTTGAAAAAATAATCAAGTGTGTTCGTTTTGTTCGTTTTAGGTGTGCTATAATTTAAACTGAGGAAAGTGTAGATGTACCTCAGACTTGTACTTTCATTGAAGTCACCTCCAATTTTCTAAGCCCCGTAAGGGGCTTATGCAGGTCGAGAGCGAGCCAGCTCAACATCTGCTCCAACATTTACTTAACTCCTTAAAATATTTTCACAAGGGCGGCTGCATTTTGCGGTCGCTTTTGCGTTGCGTCGCAAAAAGTTCATAAATGTCGAATTCTTGATATACTGCATAAAAAATACAATTGTGTTTTATGCAGTAAATAGAAATTCGGTGCATTTCGTTGATTTTCGCTCTGATTAGTGATATTATTTAAGAAATATTATTATGAGGAGTGATTGTGCTTGGTAGTCAAATTTAATGGTAATAAACCGTTTAAAATGGAGGAACATCAAAGCAATAAACTTACTACAAAATGTTTTATGTGGACAACAGGCAAAAAGCCGAATATTTTATGATGGATTTGAGAATGGAAATTGCATATGTTGTAATTGCGAAGATCAGCTAAAAGGAATGTTTAAAGATTATTTATTAGCAGAATCAAACTTCAACAAAACAGCACTTGAAGAATTAGTGGAAGGATTACGCAATGAAACTATAACGCAGTTAGATAGTCAAATTCATAAAGAAGGCTATAAATATGCCCAAGAGGTTAGCATTGTAGATGATTTTGATGATACATTAACCCTTCAAGAAGTTCAACAGAATAATATATTTTATTCGATAAAATATCAATTTTGTTATGACAAAATGATAAATTATATGAAGAATAAATATAATGAAGACCCTTATATAGTCAGATTTTTTGAAACTACGGATTACTATGACCCTGAGGGTTTGTATAGCAGAGATACAAATGCTATATGTGGCATTGCAAAAATATATAATAACGGAACCACGGTTATTTTTGGCGATTTAAAAGTTGTTTTGGATAGATCGAAATATAACCAATAAAATTAATAATATTGAGTGTTCAAAGCTCCGCTTGTCGGGGCTTTTTTCATACCCTAAAGAAAGGACGGTGCCCCCATGACAGCACGGCAAAAGAAATTTGCAGAATACTATGCTCAGAGCGGCAACACCGTTCAGAGTGCTATAAAGGCAGGATACAGCGAGAAGTATGCGAAAGCTGACGCCTGCAAAATCCTAGATAATCCTAGTGTTGCGGAGTATATCCGTGAACTGTCCGAGAAAGCTCAGGACGAGCGTATAATGACTGCAAAGGAGAGGCAGGCACTCTTGTCTGATATCGCTAAGGACGGCAAGAATGACCCTGCTGACCGTATCAGAGCCGTCGATACCCTCAATAAAATGACAGGAGAGTATGTGGCTAAGATACAGGCGGAGGTCAAGACCTCTGAAAAGCTTTCAGACGTTTTCGCTCAGATAGGCGGTGAGGGGCTTGACGAGTAAGTTTCCCCTGTCGCAGAAGTATATGGACTTCATCAACAGCGTTCGGGGTGTGTCTGCGGATTTTCTTGAGGGGACTACCGCAAGCGGCAAAACAACTGTGGGCGCAGGAATAAAGTTCATGCGTATGGTGTCGGCAAGCCGAAAGAAGCTTCACGTCATTGCCGCTAAGACTACGGGAAAGGCTGAGGAAACTATCATTCAGCAGGATAACGGCATTCTTGACCTGCACACCAATGCTCGGTACTTCGGCAACGGTGATAAGGACTACAAACTGCCGCATATCAAGTTTGAGGGCAAGATAATCTATGTTCTGGGATATGATAACAAGGATAAGTGGGAAATGGTGCTGGGCGCTCAGTTCGGCTGCGTTTATATCGACGAGATAAATACCGCTGATATCGAGTTTGTCCGTGAGATGTCAACCCGTAACGATTACCTTATGGCGACCCTCAACCCTGACGACCCCTCTCTGCCTGTGTATAAAGAGTTTGTAAACCGCTCACGTCCGTATCAAAAATACGCCTGTGACGTGCCTGCGGAGATAATGAAAGAGCTTACAGAAGAACCTGTACCCAATTGGCGGTACTGGTTCTTTACTTTTCGTGATAATCTTTCTCTTACCGATGAGGATATCAAACGGAAAATGGCTGCCGCTCCGAAAGGCACAAAGCTGTATAAGAACAAGATACTCGGTCTGAGAGGACGTGCAACAGGGCTTGTGTTTGACCTGCAAAAGCGAAATATCTTGACAGCAGAGCAGGCGAAAGCTTTCAATTATGTGTACTTCTCAGCCGGGCTTGACACCGCTTACTCGCAATCCTCACCTGATACCATAGCGTTCACCTTTGTGGGCATAACGGCTGACAGAAAGTGCGTCACTCTTGACGAGGAAGTGTATAACAATCGTGACAGACAAGTGCCGCTCACGCCCTCCGACATACCGAAAATATTCACGGCGTTCTTGGAGAAAAACCGCAGAACGTGGGGCTTTGCACGAGATGTGTATATCGACAGCGCAGATCAGGCGACCATACTTGAATGTCAGAAGTTTGGACGGCTCACAGGCAGCATATATAACTTTATCCCAGCATTCAAGAAAACGAAAATAATCGACCGAATACACTTGCAGTCAGCTTGGCTGGCGGCAGGTGATTTTTATATCCTTGAGCATTGCAAGGAGTACGTAGGCGAGCTTAACATATACAGTTGGATAGAGGATAAGGCTGAGCCGGAGGACGGCAACGACCACCTTATCAATTCCTGTCAGTATGCTTGGCTGCCGTATCGTGACAAGATAGGAAGTGTGAAGATTGACTAAATTCAGCATAGGAAGCAAGGTGAAAAATATGATAAGAAACTGGCTTGATATCCAGCCTGCACCCGAATACAGCATAACTATCACAGAGAAAACAGGTTTTATGACAGATGTGATAAGGTCACAGCTTTGGTATCGTGGTGACGCCGCAGAGCTTTCACAGTTCTTTCGTCAGCTTAACTTAGGCACAAATTCATTCTGGAGCAGCGTCCCTGAGAATGAAAAGATACGCAAGATACATAGCGGTCTGCCTGCAATAATCGCCGATACGCTTTCATACATTGTTTATTCTGATATGGACGATATCAAGGTCACAGGGGACAAAGCAAAGGCTGACTTTGACAATATTTCCGAGCATATAGACTTCACAGAGCTGACAGGCAAGGCGGTAGTTACCGCACTTGTTGACGGCGACGGAGCTTTCAAGATATCGGTGGATACTGAGCTTTCTGATACGCCGATAGTCGAGTTTATCGGTGCTGACAAAGTGGAGTATAACTTTGTACGAGGTCTGCTGAACGAGGTCGTTTTTCATTCTGTGCATTATGCAGGCTCAAAGAGATTTCACCTTGAAGAGCATTACGGCAAGGGATACATAGAAAGCCGTCTGTATGACGATAATGGTCACGAGGTCGGCTTGGACAACGTGCCTTGCCTTGCACAGATACCGCCCCGAACTGAGTTTGAGGGCGAGTATATAATGGCTGTGCCGCTGAAATTCTTTTCATCACGAAAGTATCCGAACAGGGGCAAGAGCATTTTTGACGGCGGTAAGTCTGATTGCTTTGACGCTTTGGACGAGGTGATCTCACAATGGTGGGACGCTATCAGAGCAGGCAGGGTAAAGCAGTATATCCCCGAAAGCATGATACCTAGAGATCCTGCAAGCGGTAAGCTTAAAGCGCCTAACCAGTTCGGCAACAGTTACATAAGCATTGACCCACCGCTTTCGGCAGAGGGTGCAGCGCCTAAGATAGAAGTAGTTCAGCCTGATATCAAGTATGAAGCGTTTGTGGCAAGCTATACGAATTGCCTGCTTATGTGTTTGCAAGGGCTTGTATCTCCTGCCACGCTTGGCATAGATGTTGGCAAGATGTCAAGTGCGGACGCTCAGCGAGAGAAGAAAGACGTCACAGGCAACACCCGAAACACTATCACAACGGCTCTTGAAAAGGCTCTGCCGCAGCTTGTTTCTGCGGTGCTTATGACCTATGACAATATGCAGGGCAAAGCCCCTGAGACTTATGAGGTGACAGTTGACTTTGGCGAGTACGGTGCGCCTGACTTTGACAGCAGAGTTGAAACTGTGGGCAAGGCAAGCACGTATGGTATTATGTCAGTTGAAACGCAGGTGGAGGAGCTGTGGGGCAGTTCTAAAGAGGACGATTGGAAAGCCGCAGAGGTCAAGCGGATAATGCAGGAAAAGGGGCTTACAGAGGGTGAGCCTACTGCGGTAGGTGATGAGTACGGTCCTCGCCCGGACGGGGCATTATAGTTTCCGTACATTTGAATCTGTTTAACCCCTGTTGCTATCAACTACTTGGAGGTGGTCAGTATTCTCAGCTTCAAAGACATCGCAAAGATATTTGAGGAGATAGAGCTAAGGCTCATATCTTCGTTGAAACGCAATCTCAAAAGGCACAAGGCGGAGGAACAGCGTTACGGCTTTGAATGGTCTGCTTGGCAGGCTGAGAAGCTGAAAAATATGGAGAACTTCCGCCGTGAAAACCTCGACATTATGAACGAGTACGTTGACGTTATCGACGATCAGACAAGACAGCTTATGACGGAGCAGTTTCAAGAGGGTCAACAGCAGGCACAAAGGAGCGCCCAGGAGCTTTCTGACGAGCCTATAACACCTATCCCCGACAAGCATTTCTTTGGCGTGAACGAAAAGAAAATGGCAAAGCTTATGGAAGACGTCACCACCCTTGAAAAGACCGCTGAAACAGCCGCTCTGCGAATGACAGACGATATTTACAGGCAGACTTTGAATAGGGTACAGCTTGCAATGGGAACAGGCTCTATGACGCTTAACGAGGCTATCGACCTTGCCACAAGGGATTTTCTCGACAAGGGCATAAACTGTATCGTATACGCTGACGGCAAGCGAGTGAACATTGCCGACTATGTGCGAATGGCTCTGCGGACAACTTCCACAAGGGCGGCATTGCAGGGTGCGGCGAAACGCTTTGCAGAGCTTGGCTATGATACTGTGCTTGTGTCGCAGTATGGCGGCTGTTCAAAGACCTGTGAGCCTTGGCAAGGTCAAGTATACATTGATGATGTGTTCACAGTATGGGAGGGGGAAAAGGACGAGTTTCAAGGCAAGTCAAATTACTGCGGTGAGTGGTTTTGGCTGCTGTCATACGCCGTAAAGAACGGGCTATTTCACCCGAATTGCCGTCACACAATGACGCAGTACATACACGGCAGAACGCAGATACCTGAGCCGATACCGGTGGAGAAGATAAAAGAGCAGCGAGAGCTTGAGCAAAAACAGCGTGCAATGGAGCGGAAAGTCCGCAAGCTAAAACGCTTTGCGGCAGGCACTCTCGACCCCGACACAGCAAAAGCCTACCGCAAGAAAGTAAGGCAGGCACAGCAGGAATTGAAAGCCTTTATAAACGCTAACAGCGAAGTTATGCGGAGGGATTATTCTAGGGAGAAAGTGTATGGCGGCTTGACAGAAAAGGAAAAAGATGATAAAATTGAATTAACAACATCTAACGGAATTGGTGTAACGAAATTTTCAAAACATATGGAAGAGCGAGCTTCCGAAAGAAAGGTTTCTGTAAATGATATAAAAGATGCACTTATAAACCCGCTGTATATTGATGAAATTAAAATTGATAGTTTGGGCAGACCAAGCCAACGATTTATTGGTGAGAAAGCAACTGTTAATGTAAATCCCCAAACTGGAACTATCGCAACTATATGGAAAACAGGCAAGAACAAAATCAACAAGTACAAAAGGAAGTGATTATAATGTCAGAAAAACAAAAAGAGTTTCTTGTTTCTATTGGTATTGACCCAAATGATGAACTTGATGTCATAGAAGATAAAGTTGGTGATTACCTGACTTTGAACTGTTTGGATGAAAATTATAATCCAAATGAAGAAGGCTTGATGTGCGAAAGTATTTTGGATTATATCGGTCAGTTATAAATCTAACCGCCCCGCTACGGCGAGGCGGTATTTTTATACCCAAAAACAGAAAGGACGGATAAATATGAATTTCGGACAGGCGATCGAAGAAGCAAAGAGAGGTAAGAAAATAGCAAGAAAAGGCTGGAACGGCAAAGGACAGTATGTTGAGCTTGCCACTAATGTTAGTTATAAATCACCTAATGGTACTGTGACAAATGTAGACCATAAGGATATGGGCAATAAAGCATTAGCGTTTGTGGGAACTTCTGGCGTACAACTTGGCTGGCTTGCAAGTCAAGCAGATATGTTGTCGGAAGATTGGCAGACAATAGACTAATCAAACATCGGAACTAAGCACCTTAACGGGTGCTTTTTTCATACACAAATTTAAGAAAGCGAGGTCAGAAAATGGACGAGAAAAAGAAACTCCCTGATGAGGAGGAGAAGAAAACTCCCGACACTCACGAGGAGAAAAAGGACGAGCCAAAGGCTGAGGAAAAGCCTGCGGACAAGGCAGTTGAGAACTCTGCCGACAAGGAACAGCCTGCGGTGGACGATAGTCAGGCTAACGAGAACGGTGAGGGTGCTGATAAGCCTGCAGAAGATAAGCAGGAACAGCCAAGCGAGGATAAGTCCGACAAGCAGGACAATGCAGAGAACGCACCTGACGAAAAAGATCAGGAGATACTCAGGCTCAAAACTCAGATAGCCGCTATGCAGCTTGGTATCAAGCTCGACTGTATTGAGGACGCTGTTGCGGTGGCTGAAAGCTATGTGAGAAACGGCAGTCAGCAGGATATCAACGCCGCCCTTTCTGCGGTTGTGAAGAAGTATCCAGATATGAAAGGCGAGGGTGGCAAAAAGTCCGACGGCAAAAAGCAGGGCGGTTTCAAGGTCGGTGCAGGATCTTCGGATACTGATGAAAAGAAACCGCAGAGCAAACCAACAGCGCAGAAACGCTGGAACAAATTCAAGTAAAAACAGGAGGAATGAATCATGCCAAATCTTAATTATGCAGAAGTATGGAATCCCGAACTCTTGGAGATAAGGATACAGGAAACGCTTTCAAGCCCGTTCATCACACAGAACGTTAGGTGGCTTGACGCAAAGACTTTCCACTTCACACAGATGTCAACATCAGGCTACAAGAGCCACAACAGAAACGGAGGTTGGAACACAGGTAAGTATGTTCAGACGGACGTGCCTTTCACACTCACGCATGACCGTGACGTTGAGTTTCTTGTGGATAAGGCTGACGTTGACGAAACGAACTCATCAGCGTCTATCAAGAATATCTCAGAGGTATTCGAGAAAACACAGTCTGCTCCAGAAACGGACGCTCTGTTCTTCTCAAAGACAGCTCAGAGAGCGGCAGAGCTTGAGGGCTATCACTCATCAACAGCCGCTTCATCATACACAAAGGGTAACGTGTTCGACAAGCTCAAAGGCTTTCTTTCAGCAGGCAAGCTGAGAAGATACAAGTCAAATGGCTCGCTTATCATGTATGTGACTTCCACAATTATGGACCTGCTGGAGCAGTCCGACAAGTTCACACGAAAGATAGAAATGACACAGATCGCAGAGGGAGGACTTGGTCTTAGAACAAGAGTGACCGACATTGACGGTGTGCCTATCATGGAGGTCATTGATGATGAGCGTTTCTATGACCGCTTCAACTTTGACCCTGAGGACGGCGGCTTTGAGCCTTGCGCTGCAAGCTATGTAAAGACCGCTGATACTGATATCGTGAGCGGCAAGGAGTATTACACCGAATCAAGCGGTTCTTACACTAAGGTATCAGGCACACCGAGCAAGTCTGCACTTGATACATACTATGAAAAGGTCGCAGGCTCACACAAGATAAACGTGCTTATCGCAACACCTGAGACCACAAAGATAGTGCCTAAGATCAACAGCATTTACAGCTTTGCTCCGGGCGGACACACAGAGGGTGACGGCTGGCTCTATCAGAACAGAGCGTTCTCAGATGTTTTCACTTTCCCGAACGGCAAGGGCGGAAAGATAGACAGTATTTACGCTGACGTTGACACAGCAGAGTACAGCGAGTAAGGGGTGAGGGATATGTACCTCACCTCTACTGAGTTTTGCAATATCTGTCCTGAGTGTGATATCTCCGAAGAACAGTTCTCGGCTATTCGGCAAAGAGCTGAAAGCGATATCGACACGCTGACCTTCAATCGAATAACAGCAGAGGGCATTGACAGCTTTACAGACTTTCAGAGAGAGCGTATAAAGCGTTCCACAGCCTTGCAGATGAAATTCATCTATGACAATTCGGAGCTGTTAGAAAGCCCTCTGAGCGCTTACAGCATAAGCGGAGTTTCAATGTCATTCGATAAATCAAAGGTGGTATCTCTTGACGGCGTTATCACAACACGTCAGGTCTACAATGTGCTTATGCAGACAGGACTATGTTACAGGGGGCTGATGTGATGAAGTTTCCTCAGCTTGTACCTGAAAGGGTATGCAAAACGCCCTGTAAGGTTTATCGAACGGACGGACTTAATCGTGACGGCTCAAAGAAGCAGACGGTCATATTTGAGGGCAAATGCTTTCACTCTGAGAAGTCAAGGCAGAAATTATCCGCAGAGAAACAGCTTATAACCTTGTCAGGCGAGGCTCTTTTCTGCGGAGATATCGCCCCTGATAACGCTGTTATAGAGGGCTATGCGGTCATAGGCGGCAGGACGTACAAGATATATGGTTCTGAGAAAGCCAAAGACCCTGACGGCAGGGTGAATTACACAAGATTGGAGCTGATATAATGGGCATTGAAATAAAGCTTGATATGCAGGCGATAAAGGCTATCGAAGACGCTGCTGTGAAGTCTGCTGAGGTGGCTATGGAGCAGGTGAGGGCAGACCTTGTGAGTGCTCAGACAATGCCGTTCGATACAGGCGATATGCAGAATAATCAGACCTTTGTCCACGCTGACGAAAGCGGTGCAAGTCTTGTGACAGGCTCTCCGCAGGCAAGACGTTTGTACTATCACCCTGAGTATCATTTTCAGAAAGGCAATAACCCTAACGCAGGTGCGGCTTGGCTTGAACCATATATCACAGGCAGTAAAAAGGACCTTGCCAAGAATGAGTTTGTGGCAGAGTTCAAAAAGAGGACAGGCGTATGACTTTACTTAACATAGCGGATATGCTGAGCGATATCCTTGACTTGCAGGACGTGTATGCAGGCACTATTGACGGCAACCTTGATAAGTGTATAGGCGTGTACAACGCAAAGACCTCAAAGCCACAGCGTATCTGCATAGGCGGAAAAGCCTGCACAAAAACACTTGAAAAACATATCTCGGTGCTTATTCATTGGACTGATACTCCCACGCAGGCAGAGATAAAGGCACAAAGCATTCTTGATATCCTATCCGATATACGTCAGTATAAGGGTGATGGATTTACGGTAAAGTATCTCGAATGCAAAGAGCCTGTTTCTGTTGGCAGGGACGAGCGAGGCGTGTGTGAATATGTTATCGAGGCAACAGTATATTATGAAAGGAATGAATGAGTATGGCAAACACAACAGGAGTTTATCCCGTATATGAAAACCAGTTCAAGATAGACAAGACAGGCGGCGACGGCTCGACAGAGAGCAATCTTGTGACTATTGCCGATATGGAGAGCTTTTCAGTATCCATTGACGGCAATATCGAAGAGTGGAAGCCTTTTGATCAGCAGGGGTGGACAAGACGTCTGCTCACTGGTAAGTCTATCACTATCAGTATCTCAGGCAAGAGAAACGTCGGTGACGCAGGCAATGACTACATCGAGAGCCTTGCACTCAAAACAGGTGCTGCGGCGACCACAACCCTTGTGTGGAACTTCCCAAGCGGAGCAAAGCTTGTTATCAAGGGCGTTGTCAGCGTAACGGAATGGGGCGGCGGAGATTCGACAGCAGTTGCGCCGCTTGCGTTCGACTTTGCTTCCGACGGCAAGCCTGAGTTTACAGAGGCGGCAGCGTAAACAACAATATTTGACAAGAAAAACTATCTGTGATATAATGACTTTGGGTACTGCAAATAACGGTAGGCGGTTTAAATAATCCTCCAAAAGCCTCATGGCTAAGGAGGTGAGCGACACATGAGCGTTATGGAAGTCTTAACTTTACTTCTACTTATAACAAACATAATTGGGCTTGTGCTCAATGTCTGCAATAAAAAGAAATAACCGCCCTTCTGCCAAAGGACGGTTATAATTTAAATTGACCAACTGGAGGTAAACCGCTTATCGCAGTACCTCTCTTTATGTTCATTATATCACAGCAAAATAACAATGTCAAGCACTTCGTTTATAGCGGAGTGCTTTTCTTATACCTAAAATCAGAAAGGATAATAACTATGGCAAAGATGTATACACTCGACAGCAAGCTTCTTACAGGCACACCTGAGATAAGAGTGGGCGACAAGGTCTACCCTGTGGACGACAGGCAGAAAACTGTCAAGAAGATACTTGACATCTGCGACAAGAACGCTGAAAAGAAAGACCTTGATATGATAGACGAGGTTTTCAAGCTTGCGTTCGCACCAAAGGACTACAAGGAGATAGAGGCAATGAATATGCCTTGGGCGGCACATCAGCAGCTTTTCACTCTTGCTATCTCAGCGGTAACAGGCGAGGATGCAGAAAAGACAGAGGCTCGATTTCCGCAGGAAAACGCAGAGTAAGTTTGAAGAAAGCTGGTACGATCTTGACTATGACCGAGAGCTTATCATACAGTCCATTGCAAAGCAGTACAATATCCTGCCCTCAGAGCAGGAAAATCTGCATTACAGCGATTGGTACAGGCTCGTTGCAGGGCTTATGCACGATACGCCACTGGGTCAGGTCGTTCGTATCAGGAGCGAGGACAACAAGGACATCATAAAGAATTTCGACAGGTATGAAAAGCAGATACGCTCAGAATGGACGGCGTTCAGAAGTCAGAAAGCAAGAGAAACGTTCACAGAGCAGGACAAGCTTGAAACTGCGAGATACTTTGAAAGGCTGTTCAAGGGAATGTTCGGAAAGGCAGGTGATAAGTAATGGCAGACGGAGCAAGCGTTGGTGTTATATCTCTTGACCTTGTGATAAAAAACAAGGTGCAGGAGCAGCTTGACAAGATATCTGCAAGCATACAGAACGGCTTTTCAAAGCCAGTAGAGCAGGCAGAGAAAGCTGTTGAGAATGCTATGGATAAGACCACTAAAGCCATAGACGAGGGCTTTGGCAGTGCGTCGGAGATCGCTCAGAAAAGTATGCAGGAAGCTGTTGAAAAGGCAATGGCTGAGTATGATAAGCTGGGCAAAAAGGCGCAGGAAGCGGCAGGACAGACAGATAATATCAAGCCTAAAACTGTTCAGGTGAACTATGACCCTGAGTATGACACTACAAAGGTCGAAGCTGAGGTCAATGAACTAACGGATAAGATAGTTCAGAAAATGCAGGACAAGACTAAATCAAGTTCTGCGAAGATAAGTCAGACAGCAGCGGAAACGGCAAACAAGTCAGCCGAAAGCGTTTCAGAGCAGACAACAAAAATGGACGATATTATCGCAGGCTTTGCTGAAAGTGCCGTGCAGAAAATAAAGACTGTTGCAGGCAGGATAAAAAGCGGTATCGGCTCAGCCGTAAGCTTTGCAGGCAAGGCAGTGAAGTCAACTCTCGGCGGAGCTTTCAAGACAATGCGTTCGGCAGGTTCGAAGGCTGTTGACGCAGTTAAATCCAAATTCAGCAGGCTTAAAACAACTATCGACAGCACTTCAAAACCGCTGAGCAAGTTTACACATTCGCTCAAATCTGCGGCAAAAAGAGTGTTCTTAATGGCAGGCGTGCTTGTTTTGCTGAAAGGAATACGTTCCGCTGTTGCAAACGCTGTTTCAGGCAACGAAGAATTCGCCAAGTCCCTGAACGAGATAAAAGCAAACCTCACCATAGCTTTCACACCGATAATGAACACAGTTATGCCATATCTCAATACGCTTATGACGGGCGTAGCGACGGCGACAAAAACTGTGGCGGCGTTTATCTCTGAGCTTTTCGGCACCACCTATCAGAAGTCCTTGCAGGCGACAAAGCAGGCGCAGAAGTCAGCGGAGAAGATAAAGAAAACTCAGGACACTTACCTTGCAGATTTTGACGTTGTAAGAGTTGCACCGGATCAGAGCAAGTCCGATACAGACAGTTCAGAGAGCGGCATTGATTACTCAGCCATAAACGGCGACAACGTTCAGCTTCCTGATTGGGCGAAGCGTATGAAAGACGCTATAAAGTCAGGGGACTGGGCAGGAGTTGGCTCTCTTGTGGCTGAAAAAGTCAACGGAGCTTTCGCATACATCAACTGGGACGGTATTCAGAAAAAGCTGAATGGCTTTGTGGATAAGCTTACAGACGGTCTGAACAGCTTTATTAACGGCGTTGATTGGACAGGTCTTGGGGACAGCTTCGGCGGCGGTATAAACACTATTTTTGGCGCAGGATACCGCTTTATGAAGAAGTTCGATTGGTCAGGCTTCGGCAAGGGTACGGCTAATTTTCTTAACGGCGGTATAAAGAAAACGAATTGGTCGCTTATCGGCAAGACCCTTGCTTCAAAATGGCAAGCTATCATCGACTATCTTTATTCGTTCGTTACCACCTTTGATTGGTCTGGCTTTGGCTCGTCCATAGGCACTTCGGTGAACGGCTGGTTTGATGAGATTGATTGGGGCAAGGCAGGAACGACTATCTCTGAGGGCGTGAAAGGTCTGCTTGATACGGCAATAAACTTCCTGCAAACTGTAAACTGGCAGGGCATAGGCGAAAAGCTGTGGACGTTCATTTCTACAATAGATTGGAGCGGTATTGCCACAAAGCTTTTCAAAGCCATAGGCTCAGCTATAGGCGGTGCGGTATCGGTGCTGTGGGGCTTTATCAAGGACGCTGTTTTCAGTATCCGTGACTACTTTACGGAGAAGATACAGGACTGTGGCGGTAATATCGTTGAGGGGCTTTTCACAGGTATCGTTGACGCTTTCAAGGGCATAGGCACTTGGCTTTATGACCATGTTCTTACACCATTTATTGAGGGCTTCAAGAACTGTTTTGGTATTCACAGCCCTAGTAAGGTCATGGCTGAAATGGGCGGATATATCATACAAGGTCTGTATAATGCCGTATCTGAGGGTATTGCAAAGATAAAGGAGATCTTCACAAAGCTTCTTAACGCTGTCAAGGGCGTTTTCAAAGGCATAGGCAAGTGGTTCAAAAAGACCTTTTCAGACGCTTTCGGAGGCGTAAAGACCATTCTCAACGGCATTATAATGTTCGTCAAGAGCATTTTCACAGGCAATTGGAAAAAGGCTTGGCAGGGTGTAAAGAAGATCTTCAAAGGCGTGTGGGACACGCTTTACAGCGTTGTGAAAGCACCTATAAACCTAATTATCGGTGCAGTAAACAAAATGACCAGTGCTATTGAAAGTGCGGTCAACTGGATAATCGAAGGCATTAACAGCCTGAGTTTTGATGTGCCTGATTGGGTGCCTGGCATAGGCGGAGAAACCTTCGGTTTTGACCTTGACACAATAAGCATACCTGAGATACCAAAGCTTGCCACAGGCGGACTTGCGACAGCACCGACCCTTGCAATGGTGGGCGATAACAGGAACGCAAAGGCAGACCCGGAGGTGATCTCACCGCTGAGCAAACTGCAAGGTATGCTTGATAACGGCAAGCTTGACGAGGTGTTAAGGGTGCTGAACGCTATACTTGATTGGCTGAAAGCTTATGACCCTGTGTTCTTCGGAACAGTTGACAGCAAGGTGCTTTTCAAGTGTATGCAGGACAGCAACAATCAGTATAAACGTAAGACGGGAGTGAGTGCATTTTGACAGGAACATTGCTAAAGATAAACGGCGTGTGGGTGACAGACCCTGACCCTGATAGCTGGAGCCCTGTAAACTGTTACGAATGGACGGCAGGTTCAGGACGAGTGAATACAACAGGTCTGTTTGTGGGTGCAAGAAAGTTCTGCAAATATAAACTGCCTTGCAAGTGGACAATGCTTCCTGTCGCAGATTCGGCCGAGATACAATCCCTTATCGAGGACGGACCCGACTTTGCAGAACTGGAGTTTTGGCACAATGGCAAGTATTATTCTATATCTGCCAACGCAAGCGACTATGTACCGCAGGGGCTTGTCAGACTTGACGGTGGTGAGTATTACAAGAGCTGTACTGTCACATTCGCAGAACGTTAGGAGGGCATATGTACACCATAGCAAGCAATGAGATAACAAGCAGGATAGAGAGTTACAAAGCCTTGTGGGGTATGTGGATAGAGGACGTTCAGAGCGGAGAACCTGTGGCATATGACGGCATTCAGAACGTTCAGACGGACATTCAAGCAACCTCTCTGAGTGATGATATAGAGCTTGGAGCTGTCTGCTCTCAGAGTGTGACGGCGGAGCTGGTTGACGACGGAACTAAGTATCTTGGGAATGAGTATGTTTTCAGTTTGTATACAAAGGACGCAACTTCATCTGATACAAATGACGAAAAGATACCAATGGGACGTTTCACCTGCGTTAAGTCAAAAAAGTCGGGCGGCAGTGTTCAGCTGACAATGGCGGACAGGCTGTACTTTTCGGATAAACAATATGTGCCGCATATCCCTATGCCAAACTGGAATAAAGCCGTCGAAGACGACATTTGCAGACAATTGGGTTTGCAAAACGGCAATGACTATACAGAGGTGCGGCTGCTGCGTGACAAGAACGGCAGGCGGCTGATAGATAAGAACGGCAAGGTGCTGTACTCAAAGTATTTCTATTTCAAAGTCAGCTCATTGCCAAAGGACGTGACCATGCGCCAGATGCTGTCCTATCTGGCTTCTGCCCAGGGCGAGTTTGGGTATGTTGACAGGTACGGAAAGTACGTCCGAAAGTGGTATGGCGAACCGGTGAAAACATTGGATAACAACACAATAGACCTGCCAACACTGTCAGAAAGGCAGAACGCTATCGTGGGCATAATCTGCAAGGTGAGTGATGATGTAACGCTGTCGCTTGGTGTGACAGATACAACACAAGGGCGTGTGCTAGAGTTTGAAAATCCGTACATGACAGAATCACTTTTGCAATCTCTGTGGCGCAGGATAGGAGGCTTTTCGTGGTACACAACAGAATTGTATCACAGATTAGGCGATCCACGTTTCGACATAGGGGACGTGGTGACCTACACCAACGGTGCAGACAGCTATGATATACCGATAACAAATCTTGGTTTTAACTTTGACGGCGGACTGAGTGCTGATATTTCGGCGGTAGGTTTGTCGGTAGAAGAACAGCTTTAAGGGGGCGAGATAATGGCTGATGAAAATTTGACATTGGCACAGGATATCACCGAAAACGATTATCCGATGCAACACGCAGGCGAGGAAATCGATGAGATACTGAGCCGAGCCGGCAAGATACACTATGGCACTGTGGAATACAAGATGACGAAAGCGAATCCACTGATGCAGATACCGCTTGGACTGACCTTTGCACCTAAACAGGTAATAGCAACGCTACGGCAGACAGACACACCAACACCATATCAGAACTACTGCACCCACGTTTATGGGTCAGGAACGTCATACTATCTGAGTGTCTGCATGGGAGCTAATAACGGGCCAACATTGGAAACCGTTCCAACAGGAACATACTATGTTGATTATATTGCAATAGAGTAAAGAGGGGTGATTAAATGACGATAACATTAAATTCAGATTACGATGTAGCCCTAAGCACAGCCCTGCTGGGCTACGTCGGCGAAACAAACGCTAGACCCGTGTCTGTTGAGGGCATGGAGATAGACGGCGCAGACCGCTATATATTGACGATAGACTACGGCGATGGCGTTCAGTATGAGGTCGATATCACAGGCGGACAGTGGACACCAACGGCTGATATACTGCGTTCAGCGCAGACAGTATCGTGTCAGATAGCGGCGAAGAAGCTGTCAGGTGATGAATATGTGCTGGTGAAGAAATCACGCATATTCCGCCTGAGAATAGGTGCAGCTATCGGTGATACAGCTGTGCCGTCACCTGACGTGGCAAAGGACGCACTAGACCGCATAGACGCCATAGGCAGACAGGCACACGCAGATATGCAGACAGCCGTCACTGCTGCAGATACAGCGACTACAGCGGCAAATAACGCCACTAAATCTGCCACAAATGCAGAGAAATCAGCCGACACGGCAACGCAAGCGGCAAGCCGTGCGGAAACAGCAAAGGCATCTGCTGAAACGTCCGCAACACAGGCAGACACCGCCATGCAGGGTGCCGAAACCGCACGTCAGCAGGCGGTCACAGCGCAGAACGCCGCTAAGATATCCGCAGCGCAGGCGTCAGTGTCGGCACAGCAGACCGAAGCTGACAAAACAATAACGGCAGGTTATGCAAAAACCGCAAAGACCTGCGCTGACAGCACCGCAGCAGACAGACAGGCGGTGCAGACATTGGCAGAACAGGTGACAGCCGACAAAACTACAGTGGCAGACCATGCCGCTAAGGTCGCAGAGGACAGAACAGCCGCTGAAACTGCTGCACAGACGGCGCAGGCGGTGGCTGACAGTCTGCCTGATGATTATGTAACGGCTGTCGGAAAAATCGCTGAAAATACGGCTGAAATAGCTAACGTGAAGCTAACCGACAAGGAACTGCAAAGGCGTGTGGACGCACTGTATTCCATAGGTCAGGGTATCACGCACCAGTTTGAAACAGATACAGATACAGCATATCAGAAAGCAGTGCCGACTGGTGCGAAGCTGATGAGCGTGAAGTCAATAGGCGGTCATTCTGAGGTCATTGACGGGGAAATTGTTAGTGCTGGGGTGACAGAGGTTGTTGAGCAGGGACGAAATTTGTTTGATGTTGAAAAATGTGCAGCATTAGGTCTGTATTACGGTTTTGAAATTGACACAAATAAAACACTACAAATAGCCCTGAAAGACGGAAAAACGTGTCCGACAAATGTGTCGTTTGGAATTGCGTATATTCGTGGCAACACGATGGCAAACTGGCTGATAACATCGCAGGGTTTAGTAGAGACTAAAACAGATTCTAGTAAAATGACCGATTCAACACAAATTATGGTGGTTTGTTATCCAGGCAACAAAGAAACCATGCAATCAATAGCTGACGCATTTGATATAATGCTTGTGGACGGTATATACAAACCAGATACCATGCCAGCCTATGCCCCCTTCCACCGCAACGAGTATCCAATTCCAGAAGCCATTAGGGCACTGCCTGGCTACGGTTGGTCGGCAGGAACGGCACGAAACTATGTGGACTATGAAAATAAACGATACGTTCAGTGCGTGGGTAGTGTCGATTTGGGAACGCTAAGTTGGCGTGTCGGTGATAGTGTGTCGTTTGAGACGTTTCAACTAACAGGGCAGAAATTGACCAAAAATTATGATATTGCACCAAACATCCTCTGTTCAAAATATCCGACAAAAACGCAAAACGAACTGTGGGGCAAAACCAATGTAACAGGCATAACGACTAATGCAAACGTTGACGGATGTGTACATCTGAATGACACCACCTACACCGATGCAGCTGCATTCCAGCAGGCAATGCAGGGCGTAATGCTGTATTACGAACTAGCGAACCCTATAATCACCGATATTTCCACCCTAATACCAGATGATTTCCTGCGAAATATCGAGGTCGAAGCAGGCGGTTCAGTGACATTCAAAAGTGGCAATGACGATTACAGAATACCAGTGCCTAGTGAGGAAGAGTACGTTGTAAAACTAAGTGAAGTAGGAGGTAGCGTATGACGGATTTACAAAAGAAAATGGCTGACAAGCTAGGGTTGACCCCTGATGATTTTCGGCCGAAAAAAGCTACAAAGGTTGACGAGTTAGAAGCACAGGTACTATACACTGCGCTGATGACCGATACGCTAATCGAGGAGGACAAGGAAGATGTATAGGAAAGTCAAGAGGTTGTACGATTTAGGGCTGTACACCGCTGAGCAGGTCAAAGACTTTGCCGACAGGGGAAAAATCACGGCGGAGGAGTATACAACAATCACGGGACAAACATACGAAAGTGAGGAACAGTAATGAAAGAAAACACAGCAAAAATCATCATATCAGCGATAGCCGCAGGGCTGTCAGCGTATTTCCGTGTTATGGCGATACCTATAGTCATCCTGGTGCTTGTGATGATCATTGATTATATCACAGGAATGTGGAAAGCATGGAACAGGGGCGAACTTTCAAGCCGTGTCGGTCTTAAAGGGCTTTTCAAAAAGGTCGGCTACATATTTGTGGTGGCGGTGTCAGGCGTGCTTGATTGGCTCTTTATCTCAGGACTTTCACAGATAGGCATTGAGGTAAACGTCAGCTTTTACTTTGGCCTGATCGTGACGATATGGTTTATCATCAACGAGTGTATTTCTATCTTGGAAAATCTTGCGGTGATAGGTATACCATTGCCGTCATTCTTGGTGAAAATCGTACACAAACTGAAAATCACAGTTGAAAGCAAAGTGGATACAAACGAAAGTGAGGAATAGAAAATGACATATGATGAGTTTATCAAGAAGCACAATGGCGTAGCGGTTAACTATGACGGCGCAGCAGGCAAACAGTGTGTAGACCTTGCAACGGCATATTTCAACGAGGTCTTCGGCTCAGGTATCAAGAATTTCTGGTATGACGCACATCACTTTTGGGATTTGTTTGACAAAAATACTTGGCTGAAAGCAAATTTCACAAAGGTAAAGAACACGCCAAGTTTCGTGCCGAAAAAGGGTGATGTAGCGATATGGTCAGGCACGTTGAATGGCGGCTGGGGTCACATAGCAATCTGCACCGGTGAGGGCAACACGAGTTATTTTTATTCGTATGACCAAAACTGGAGCGGAAAAGCCTGCACTAAGGTCAAGCATACTTATGACCACATTGCAGGCTTCCTGAGACCAAAGAAACAGAGCAAGATAAGTGCGAAAGTGCTTGACAAGACAGGCTACAAGCAGGGCAACAAAACAAACGGTGTGCTTGCGCTCAAGGAGCTGCTGCTTCTTGCAAAGGCGGTCAAGCTTCACAACGTAGGTATGGATAAGAACGGTACATACGGAAAAGGTACTGCAAAGGCAGTTAATACCCTGCTGAAAAAGTGGGGATATTACGAAAACGGCATTGCAGGCGTGAACTTCATCAAGAAGCTCAGCGACGAGATTACCAAAAAGATAAAGTAG